AAAGAACAATATCCTGTTCTGGCCAGAGTCTACCCGACCCTCCGTCTTCCCGATTTACGCGGTGAGTTTATCCGTGGATGGGACGACGGGCGCAAAGTTGATACAGGACGTAAGTTGCTGTCCGCACAAGGGGCAACGCTGTTAAGAACAGCAATGCTGGATTATTATAACCAGGACACTACGGGAACCTCGGGGATAGTCGGCATGGGATTCAACAATGAAGATTCCATTACAGACCTTCGTGAGGGCAGCTTTAAAATGCCGGACGGGACAACATTCAGCGATCCTGTCATAGCAATGTCAGACAATGGTATGCAGGCTACTATTCTGACCTCTATCAGAAGCGGGTATGCGAAGGGTATCACTGTCAGACCCCGTAGCATTGCACTTAATTACATTGTGAGGGCAGTTTAATGAGTAACACTGCAGTTCTGGATGAAAACGGTATCGCCACTGTAGCGGGCGATATCACTGTATATCACTATGACGAGGAAACCCGGGAATACACCTCATCCTCTGTGGAGTATCTCGCCCTTGGGGTGGGTACTCCGGCACATTCGTGCGCCGATGCACCGCCGGAGGCAATTTCGGGTTACGTGGTTTGCCGGACTGCCACGCTGAACGGGTGGGAGCATGTGCCTGATCACCGCGGCGAGACGGTATACAGCACGGAGAACGGTAACCCCGTTCTGATTACCCAACCGGGTGATTACCCGGCGGACACCACCACAAAACAGCCAGCCACGCCATGGGATACCTGGAACGGTGAGGCGTGGGTAACCGATACTGAACGGCAGCGAACCGCAGAACTGGAGGTTGCCAGACAGCAACGCCAGCAACGGGTGAAACAGGCGATGGCGTCCGTCGATCTTATCAACCTCAAACTGCGTGCTGGTCGCAGTCTGACACCAGAAGAAACGGCAAAACTGAACGCCGTGCTGGATTATATCGACGAGCTGAACGCACTGGATATCAGCACGGCACCTGAAATCAGCTGGCCGGAAGCGCCACTGGCACTTGCCAGTTGAACGGTATCACGCCGCCCTCACGATATAGTTAAACGCGATATTGCGGGGGCGGGTTATGTTAAAGAATGCTCCGTTTAATTCGGCTTTTGCGCGACTGTTTGTTCCACCCAGTATTGCGTACCACAAATAATCGCTACGGTAATTCCCCGCAAACACCTTATCGCCGCCATAGTCAATATTATTTCCGTTACTCATGTACGAGATATCAAGCGCAGAATCGTTATCGTCATGACCGCCGACCAGTGTACCTTTCTGCCATGAAAGCAACTTACGCCCCTCGTCAATCTTGCGCCCGTCGTCCCATCCACGGATAAACTCACCGCGTAAATCGGGAAGACGGAGGGTCGGGTAGACTCTGGCCAGAACAGGATATTGTTCTTTGGTGAACGTAGCTCCGTTGCACTGTAACCAGCCTGCTGGCGGTGTGGCGGTGGGCCATGGAACCGGTACACCAACAGGCAATGCAGAGCCTTCCCCCAAACCAACGTTTTTATGCCGCCCTTACGATATAATTAAAGGCAATATTACGAGGACGGTTTTCATTAGCTGTTGGCACGACACGAGAGGCGTCGAATCCAAGGTCATCGGTTTTGTCTATAGTAGTTGTGTTATTCGGCATTCTCGCTGATCGTGTTCCTGCATCGTAAAAAGCCCCTCTGATTGCATCAAAAGACATACCGATCCCGCCATCTGCGAATCCCTCAATATTTCTTATTGCATCCCCCTGTGAAGATAATAATTGTCGCCCGGCATCCACACCACGTCCGTCATCCCAGCCACGAATAAATTCACCGCGTAAATCGGGAAGACGGAGGGTCGGGTAGGCTCTGGCCAGAACAGGATATTGTTCTTTTGTAAAGGCGCGCCCGTCGCACTTTAACCAGCCTTCTGGCGGTGTGGCGGTGGGCCACGGAACCGGTACACCAACAGGCAATGCAGAGCCTTCCCCCAAACCAACGTTTTCGTTTTTATCCCTACCTATACCAACTCTGTATTTTTCACGAAACAAAGAGGATGTTTTTTATGCAAATTGGCTATATTCGTGTGTCAACAAACGACCAGAACACGGATTTACAACGCAATGCACTGAACTGCGCAGGATGTGAACTGATTTTTGAAGATAAAATCAGCGGAACGAAATCAACCAGACCGGGATTGAAAAAACTGCTCAGAACGCTATCAGAAGGAGATACGCTGGTTGTCTGGAAGCTGGACAGACTGGGCAGAAGTATGAAACACCTGATCACGCTTATTGAGGAATTGCGGGAAAAAGGTGTTAATTTCCGTAGTCTGACGGACAGCATTGACACGTCAACACCCATGGGGCGTTTCTTTTTTCACGTCATGGGGGCTTTAGCCGAAATGGAACGTGAATTAATTGTAGAGCGTACACTGGCCGGGCTGGCAGCAGCACGCGCACAAGGACGCATTGGCGGACGTCGCCCGAAGTTGACAAAAGAACAACACGAGCAAATAGCGAGGCTGATTAAAAACGGTCATGACAGGAAACAACTGGCGATCATTTACGACATCGGCATATCGACGATTTATCGTTATCACCCTGTAGGCGATATACAGGCTGAAGAAACAACCAGGCAGACTCAGGAAAATGAAAACCGCTAATCTGACCATTAGCGGTTTTGCGTTAATCAAAACAGCCCTTTAACGGAGCTGGCCGCGCTGTTAAGAGATGATGTCACTTTATCTTTGAAGCCGGACAGCATATCGCTGAACGATGAGGATTGCAGGCGCTCCCGCAAATCCTCATCACAGCGTTCAAGAGTCAGTGAAAATTCTATCTTTTTCGCCTTACCATAGCGATCAAACTCGGAACGGGTCGTATTCGTTTCAGTCAGTACATACATGCCGTAAATCTGCCCGACACCATCAATCAGAGGCCAGGGGCGTCCTGTATATGCCTGCGTGGTCAGCAACGAAAGCGACACTTCGCCACCTGTAATTTCAGGATAAAGCACGCCGGAAAGCACAATGCGATCATCACCTGCGCCGATATACTGCCAGCCTGCTGAACGGTTAACGCGTTCATTTTTCACATGCCGCCAGCTTTTGTTTTGCTGTAACTGCTGATGCGGCAGCGTGCGCAGCTCAAAAACAAACATGCCGTAGATCATCATCATGGCCATGACTCCTCAATCTTTATCGTAAAAACTGCCACGCCCGGCACGGGCGCGCCGTTCCATTTCTGCCCTAACCATTTCACCGACCAGTTTCGCCAGTTCGCGGGGATTCTGTGTAACAATGTTATGCAGATGAACATGAATTTCACCGCCAAATCCGGAGGCAACAGGCTCCCGGTTACGGGAAGTTGCAGGAACTGATGCCACTGGCGATCGTATGGCCTCCGCCACCGGGCGGGAGCTGGCCGCAACAACAGGGACCAGCGCCGGAGGCAGCGGAGCCGGAACCACGGGTGTGATATTAATTGCGGGGGCAGGCTTACTGACCTGCGCAATCTTCCGCTCCTGCCACTCCCCACGAACAGCAAGTGCGCGGGGCAGGTTCTTAAAGACAATATCGCCGGGGCCAATGCGTTTTTTCGTCTCATCAACCAGCTTACCTGTGTTATCAGCAATTTTGCTGAGTCTGCGCAGCGTCCCGGTATTGCTGTCTGTGAGCGGTTTGTTGTCTTTGGGTTTATCACCTCCGGTGCCATTGCCATTTTCCACAGGCTTCGGCGGATTGATTTTCGCCAGGTCCCCCTGAAGTAAGGCAACCTTGTCCTGAAGAATGGCCGCACGCTGTGCGTCTTCGATTTTCTTGCGCGCCCTTTCCGCTTCATCCGGAAGGACGCCAAGTTTTTCAAGTATCCACGCCAGCGTATCCAGCAACATTTTTGCAGGCGTCAGAACAAGTTGTAACGCACCGCCAAGAACGTTACCGAATATCTCGCCAGCACTGGTACATTTATCCAGCGTTTCCTTGCTGGATTCCATCGGTGATAGCAGCGATTTAAACCAGTTAAACACCTGGCTGATCCCGCTTCCGATTGCGTCAAAAACAGGACCAAACCGTTCAAAGGTTTCGCGCAACGGGTTCAGCCTTTCCATAATCCCGTTGAACACCCCGGCATAAAACGCCTTAATGGGTTCCCAGTATTTCCAGATGAGAACCGCCGCAGCCACAAACGCAGCAGCAATCAATCCGACCGGACTGAACAGCGCCCCGATAGCGCCTCCCAGCAAAGAAACGGAACCCGTCACCATTCCCCACAGCGCAGGCAACACCCTGACGACATTCATTGACCGGGTAAGAATGTCAAAACCAAGACGCAGGGTGGCCAGCTTCCCGTAAAGCACCCCAATAACCAGCGACAACGAGCCAATCGTTGCAGTCATTGCCAGCAACGCACCGCCTGCTATCAGTAGCTGGCGCGTCAGTACCGGATGGGCCTGCGCCAGCGAGGTGACTTTTTCAAGCACCCGCGTGAGCCACTGCGTGACAGAACGCAGCGGACCGTCAACCAGATCACTGATGCGAATACGAAGACCTTCCCATGCGCTGTCGAGATTTTTCAGGTCCCCATCAAGATTATCGGCCATTACTTTTGCAACGCGATCGGACTCTCCCCTTGCCCCCTGCAATTCTCTGGTCAGTTTTTGCAGCTCTCCTGAACCAGCCGCCGCAACAAGCGTCTGCAAACCAACGAACGCCTCTTCTCCGGCGATGTCCTTGAAGAAGGAGACCTGGTCCACCTGTCCGTATTTTTGTGTCGCCTTATAGAGATCAAGCAGCACATCCTCCATCGGGCGCATTTTGCCTCTGGCGTCAGCAACTGACACCCCCAGCTCTTTCAGTGCATCAGCCGCAGCTTTTGGCGGTGATGCAAGGCGGGACAGACTTGCGCGCATGGCCGTACCAGCATCGCTTCCGCGAAGACCATTATTGGCAAGCATCCCGGCCATGGCTGCCGCTTCTTCAAGACTGATACCAAGTTTTGCGGCAACCGGACCGGTATACTTCATGGTTTCGCCCAGCGCGCGTAAATCAGTATTGGTCCGGGTGAATGCCGCTGTCAGCGTATCGCCAACCCGGTCCATTTGATCGGCTGTCAGGTTGAACTGTGTGAGGATATTGGAGCCTATATCCGCCGTCTCGCCGAGTTCGACGCCACCTGCCAGCGCCATATTAAGAACACCGGGCAATGCGGCCTGAATGGCCTGCGGAGTAAAACCAGCCATTGCCAGAAAGCTCTGTCCACTGGCGGCATCACTCGCAGTAAACTGTGTTTCAGAGCCAAGTTTTAACGCCTGCTCACGCAGCGCCTTAAACTGCGGGCTGTTTTTGTCGATTCGCGTCAGTGCCTGAACGCGGGACATCTCTTTCCCGAACCCGATCGCAGGCTGCAAAAAACGCCCGGCAGCATAGCCGCCAGCCGCTGCCGCACCAATTGTCAGCGCACCACCTGTTTTCAGTTTTCCCGCGGTTTCCTGCGCGCGCGAATACCGCTCACGCGCCCGCGTTACACGCGCAAGCGCCTGCCGTTCGCGTTCAAGCTGGTTGTTGTACTGTTCGGTGCGTCTGATGGCCTGCTGGATGGTGTTATCGCTGCCTGTCAGGGAAATGCCGTGGCGTTTCAGCTCTCCGCCAAGTTCCCGCATTTTCTGAATTTCCCGTGTGCGCGATTCATTCAGGCGTTCAAGCCGGGTGCTTAACTGCTGCATCAGCTTTTGTTGTTTTTCGCTGAGCACTGTACCCGTGCGTTGTAACTGATTAAGGGCGTTAAGCTGGCGTCGTGCTTTCACGATGCCCGCATCCGCTTTACTGACAGCGTCACGGGCGCGCTCAAATGAACGCGCCTGACGCTCGAGATTTTTGATCGCCCCCTGCGTTCGCTGGATGGAGTCACCAAACTGCCCCATCAGGCGGCGGGCGTTTTCGGCAGGCCGGGTCAGCCTGTCAACGGCGCTGAAAGCGACCCGGATATCAAGAGTCTTCATTGTCTGCATTCCCGCTGCGAAGTGCCGCCCGCTCGCGCCAGCTAACCACTTCGCCGGGCGTCATCATGAAGATTTCGGCGGGCGACCAGTTAAAAATGGCGGCAATATCCGCCACCAGATCTTCGATGTGCTCAAAGCACACCAGGGTGATTACGCTGCCGTCTCCTGCACGCTCTTCGCGCCAGAGTCTGGCTCGCTCATAAAATTTACAGCCACAGCGCACAACTGAATAAAATCGCGTGACGACATTTTTTTAATCATCACTTCATCCAGTCGTGGCGAGGTCACGCGAGGCAACAGCGTGAACATGGTATCCGCTTTCAGATTCAGCACATCAGACAGCGACAGACCACGCAGGGATCCCGCCTGCTCAATAGCCCCGGTGATCTCCACATATGTGATTTTTTCGCCACCACGCTCAATTGGCCGGGAAAGTTTTACACCACGTTCGACAGCCATATCCTCACCTGCCGTCACATCATCCGCTACGGTGTTATTCCGGGTTTCAGTATCGATATCTTTCATCAGTTGTCTCCTTTTCAGTCAGAGGCGACGCACTGCGCCGCCTGCATATTACTTATCAGCCAAGCCCAAGCGCGGAACGAATGCGGTCAGGCACAATGTCCTTGCCGTCCTTCCGGTAGATGTGGTTCAACAGGTCGATTTCCCACAGCGGGCGATCGTTAACGCTCAGCTTGTAGTAGGTGTTTTTGACAGCGTAAGTGTGTGATGTGGCTTCGCCCTGTTTGGCCTCCCCCATATCAATTTCCGTCACACGCCCGCGCATCTCGATTTCATACAGATCGCTTTCTGCATCGGTGTAGTATTCACCCGCAAAACGCAGCAGCGTGCCGTCAATCGTGCCGCCATATTTAAGGAACAGCGCACGAACAGCTCCCCCCATAACAAAACTCGCATCAAGCGCGGAGTCGTCCAGACCGAGATCAATACTTACCGCCCCCATCATGCCACCACCACGATAGCTGTCGGTTTTGCGCGTCAGTTTGGGCGGCGTGACGGACGTCACCTTACCCACTTCGTTTTCACCATCCACAAACAGCGTAAAAAAGCGAAGATGTTTTGGTACAGCCATCAGGCACCTCCCAGCACCGCAAATGCGGGACCAAAGAATTCATCAGTAAACGACTGGTAAAGCTCCATGTCTTCCAGCGGCGGAACGGGCGTATATTTGTAGCGAATACGCACACGCCCCTGACGTAAATTCGTGGTGCTGTTATCCACGATGTCATACCAGCACTCCGCGCCAATCAGTTTCCCGGCAGTAACCAGTGAATCCAGTTTTGCCCTGATGGCACTGATAACATCCTTCACGTTCGCAGGCGTCAGTGGACTGTCGATGGTTTCAAACTGCGCTTCCGCAATTGAATCAGCCAGCACCTGTGCGGTTCGGGTATACACCTCAAAGATGTAGGCGTTCGTTTCCGGTGTGCGGTTGCCCCAGAAGCGGAACCCGTTACAACGAATAATGGTCGTGATTTCTTTGTTGTTGAGGCTGTTGGCATCACTGTCTTCGGCCTGTAACGACCAGAACACATGCCTCGACATCCCCAGCACATTTTTAACCGGAACGTTGGACAGCGATTTGTGCCAGCCCTGCTCATGGTCAATGTACGCACGAAGGCCGCACGCATAAGCAGGCGCGGGGAACGTTTCGTTTTTGCCACTTTTCGGGTTGTAGGCGATGAAGTCAGGCCATAAGAGCATCACCTCACGTTCGTTGAATTTCTGGCGGTAGGTAATCGCCTCAGCCATCGTGTTACAACCATGACATGCGGCATACACAAACGCGCGCAGTTTACCCGCAATCACGCACAGGGATTTTGTCACCGCCTCCGTGTCCAGCTCCGGCGCGGCCAGAATACGCGGACGGTATCCGATGCTTTCATCCTGCTCTGCAACAAGCAGCGCATACATCCCCGTATAGCTGCCGTCAGATTCAGAACCACCGATAACCAGTTGATCCTGCGTCTTTCCGTTTTCTTCTTTGTGTTCAGCCACGCGAACGACAATCACCTTTGTGCTCACCTGGTCTGCGATGGCCTTAAGCGCACGATAAAGCGTCCCCGTTGTCCCGCATTTTCCCAGCACGTCATTGACGCGGGTCAGCAGTGTGGGCTTGTTCAGCGGGAACAGCTTCGCGTCCGCATCATCCGCCGTTGCCACGATACCGATAACGCTGGAATCAACATCATTAATCGCTGTTACCAGGTCGGTACTTTCCGTAACACGGGCACCATGAAAACGAGTTTCACTCATAGCTTTAGCCCCTTGTATCCGTTAAATGATTCAGCAACAATCATCACCCACCACGCGCGTAATCTCACCCCTGCGCCGTTCTCCCGCCACGGCGACAACAAAAAGCAGTAACCCCCTCCGCACGCACATGCGACCATGCCGCACAGGGAGGGAGCAGATGACCGACACCACCATGCAATTGCTCAGTCAGGGCACAGACCCCGTAAAAATGCCGGATTTTGATATTCTCGCGGAGGGTAAAACGCTGTCAGGCGTGGCAGAGCGCCTGATGAGCCTGTCACTGACCGACAACCGGGGATTTGACGCGGACCAGCTCACCATCACGCTGGATGATGCGGATGGTCAGTTGCAGCTACCGCCACGGGGCGCGCGCCTGACGGTTCTCATTGGCTGGAAAGGAGAACCGCTGACAGAAAAAGGCACTTACATTGTTGATGAAATCGCTCACGAAGGACCGCCGGACAGGCTGACTGTTTCAGCCAGAAGCGCAGATTTTCGGGATGAATTTAACGTTAAACGTGAGGTGTCCTGGCATGATGTGACCGTTGAGCGTGTGGTATCCGCCATCGCTCATCGGTATGGTCTGAAACCGCAAATCAGCGAAATGCTGATGGATATCGAAATCGACCACGCCGACCAGACCGAAGAAAGCGACATGTCCTTCCTTACGCGCATGGCAGAAATGCTGGGCGCAATCACCACGGTAAAAAGCGGTAATCTGTTATTCATCATGCCCGGCGGTGGCGTGAACGCACAGGGCCAGCCGTTGCCATCGTTTGCCATCACACGCAGCAGCGGCGATCGCCATCAGTTCCGCATTGCTGACCGCGAAGCGTATACGGGGGTACGCGCTTACTGGCTTGATCTTAATTACGGGAAAAAGAAAAAAGTCAGCGTGAAACGCCGTAAACCGCCAAAACCCAAAAAGGAGAAAAGCAGCAGCCGTGAAGGTGATTATATGGAAGGCGCGGAAGGCAATGTGTTTGTGTTACGCAAGACTTATCAGAACGAGCAGGCAGCAAGACGCGCAGCGGCGGCAAAGTGGCAGCAACTACAACGCGGAGCCGCATCATTCTCCATCACGCTGGCGCGTGGACGTGCAGAACTCTACCCCGAAATGCATGGCACGGTAACAGGATTTAAAAGCGAGATTGATAATCAGGACTGGATTATTGCAAAAGCCGAGCACACCATCGATAACAGCGGCTTTACCACGCAGCTTGAGCTTGAGGCAAAAATCCCGGAATGGATAGCAGAAACAGAGTGAGCAACTTAGAATAGCAGCAGCACCACGTTAAGGGAGGTCGCTATGTTCCGTTGTCCGCTTTGTGGCGCATCTGCCCGTATCCGCACCAGTCGTCCGGAAAATGATTCAAACACCGTGCGGCAAAAGTATTACCAGTGTAACAACCTGGAATGCGGCGTATGCTTCTCAACACTGGAAGCTTTCCATAAATTCACATCAAAACACACCTCCGGCGTTCACTCTTCAGAAGGTATCCCGTGGCATGAGCTGCCAGCTTCACACAGGGGAAACAATCAGATGAGTTTGCCTTTACCTCAGAATTAACAGGCAGAATTGCCGGAGTAACAAAAAAGCGATAGATTACGCGCGGGTGCCTTTCGGCTGATGGTCGGAGGGAATACCCGAAGGCCAGATGTGGAAAGGCCCCGGAAAACATTTCTGTTTAACCGAGGCCCTAACATATCTACCTTAAGCAAGTGATAGGTTAGCGCCTCTCCAACAAAGGAGCAAGCGCTATGTCGCAAAAATCGCTTACGGCCATCACGTTCTGCGTGACGGTAATCCTCATCATCTGGATGCTACACGGTTCGCTGTGTGAAATACGGATGAGCTTCTGGGGAGCGGAGTTTGCGGCGTTCTTACAGTGTAAGCAGTAAGGAAACCGCGACGGGGAAGGCAACTTCCCCGTCAATCGGTTGCCAGGGTAAAGGTCGAAAAGGCACCCTATTTCCAGTTGACGTGAACAACAAGCCCGCAGCGTAAAAACTGCGGGTTTTCTTTTTGGTTCCCTCACTCATGAGGACACCAAAAAACAAAGCCCACAGCATAGAAGCTGTGGGCTTTTTGCATTCAAAGATGGACGTTATATGGACACTTAAAAATAAAATCCATTTATTTTCAAATGATTAAACCTCTACTTAAAGCGCCCGCAGGCGCTTTTTAGATTCAGAAAAATTGGGTATTAGCCAATATATTCCAGTCCGTTCATATACGGACGCAGAACTTCTGGTACTTCAATACGACCATCAGCCTGCTGATAGTTTTCCATAACCGCAACCAGCGTACGACCAACAGCCAGACCAGAACCGTTCAGGGTATGAACCAGACGGGTTTTCTTGTCCGACTTGCTACGGCAACGTGCCTGCATACGACGCGCCTGGAAATCCCAGACGTTGGAGCAGGAAGAGATCTCGCGGTAGGTGTTCTGTGCCGGGATCCATACTTCCAGGTCGTAAGTTTTGCAAGCACCAAAACCCATGTCGCCAGTGCAAAGGATGATTTTACGGTACGGCAGGCCCAGCAACTGCAGGACTTTTTCTGCATGACCAGTCATCTCTTCCAGCGCCGCCATTGAGTCTTCCGGTCGCACGATCTGCACCATTTCAACTTTGTCGAACTGGTGCATACGGATCAGACCACGGGTGTCACGACCATATGAACCGGCTTCAGAACGGAAGCATGGGGTGTGGGCGGTCATCTTAATTGGCAGATCATCTTCATCGATGATTTCACCGCGCACCAGGTTGGTCAGCGGAACTTCTGCCGTTGGGATCAGCGCATAGTTACTGGTGTCTGCTTCTTCTTCCAGCGGACGAGTATGGAACAGATCGCCAGCAAATTTCGGCAGCTGACCCGTACCGTACAGCGTGTCCTGGTTAACCAGGTACGGAACATAGTTCTCACTGTAGCCATGCTGTTCGGTATGCAGATCCAGCATAAACTGCGACAGTGCGCGGTGCATGCGAGCAATCTGCCCTTTCATTACCACAAAGCGGGAACCGGTCAACTTAACTGCGGCTGCAAAGTCGAGGCCAGAGTGCATTTCACCCAGCGTCACATGGTCACGAACTTCAAAGTCAAACTCACGCGGGGTGCCCCAGCGGCTGACTTCAACGTTGTCATTTTCGTCTTTACCTACTGGCACTTCATCTGCAGGCAGGTTAGGGATGGTTAGCGCGATATCGCGAATTTCAGCCTGTAAAGCATCCAGCTCGGCTTTTGCTGCATCCAGCTCTTCGCCCAGTTTGTTCACTTCCAGACGTAAAGGCTCGATATCTTCCCCGCGCGCTTTCGCCTGGCCAATGGATTTCGATCGGGAGTTACGCTCCGCTTGCAGGTTTTCCGTTTTGACCTGCAATACTTTACGACGCTCTTCAAGAGCGCCCAGCTTATCTACATCCAGCTTAAAGCCCCGGCGTGCCAGTTTTTCAGCGACTGCGTCTGGCTCATTACGCAGCAGATTGGGATCGAGCAT